GTCGGGAACCAATACACACTTTCTTTTTGTAACTCTCGTTTTTCGTTTTTTGAGGGTTTCGCGGTACGGTGGTCCTGTTCTCTGCTCAGACCATTCACTCGCGACCCTCAACATGGCGAAGAAACATCATGCGACCGTAATCCTTCTTTGGCTGCTGCTGGCCATGGGCTGCGCCCCTGCTCCGACCTATGTTGCCCTGCCTGCACCTCGGGCAGAAACACCTGCGATCAACCCGCCGTTTTCAGTCCGGCAAAAGAACTGGCTGAGTCCGGCGAACGAGGGGAGCTGCGTGCATGCGTCGCTCTCGACCATGCTTCACTGGCAAAACAAATTCGAGCTAGCCAAATGGTGGAGATCGAAATACTCGGGCGGTGAGTGGACTGATCAACTTCGCCGTAGGTTGGATGCTGCTCAAATCCCGTACGCCTTCACCGAGCGAGCTAATCTGCAATTGCTTGATGACGCTCATGCCTATCGACGCGGTGCTTTGCTGTGGTGGAAACCGTCGCACTGCTGCAATTTTGTCGGGTGGGCCAAAGGTACCGACGGCAAGATCTACGCCTGCATCTTGGACAACAACAAAACGGAACGCTACGAATTCGTCGAGCGGTCCGAGTTTCATCGTCAATGGGCTGCTTACGGGGGCTTTGCGCTGACCACGCTGTACGACCCTCCGAGCCCTCCTGTTTTCCGGTCGTACAAAGCGGTTGAGGATGAATGGAAATGGTAGGTACCTGCAATACTTGCCCCAACGGAGGACAACGTGTCAAAGTCGCGGTTTCTTTCGGTCTGGTGGCTTTGGCTCTGTTTGCTGCTCTGTGTGTTGTCGTTGGTGAGCGAGTTGCTCCACGAATTGAGGAGTCCCTCGGACTTGAGCCCGTAAAGCAACAATACACGCCTGGCGGAATTAGCTATGACGAGCTGCGAAACGCACCGCTAAACACAGCTCCCGTCAACGAGCGAGCATCAAAAGAGATCAAGCGCCAAGACATCTACTGTCCACCATGCGACCAGGTACGCAGTCCAGGCTTCGTGCGTGATCCGAATTACCTTCTGCCGTTTGTCCCAAGCGTGCAACAATCGCCACAGATTAAGCAGCAGGTGCAAGTCACATCCATACCGTGGGCCAATAAGTGCTCGATGGCCGTCTTTGTCGGTACCGATCCCGCATCGCAACGACTGCTCGACTGGGTGAATCGTGACTCGCAACTTTCCGATCTACGCAAAGCCGTCAACTTCCAGGCGTACACCAAGGACAATCCGCTGTATCGAGAACGGTTTGGTGGCGTTGTACCCACCGATCAATTTCCGGCGGTCGTTTTCACCGATTCCCGAGGCGGACACATCTACGTCGCGGGAGCCTCGTCGCTCCCGTCTTCGGCCAGTGGTCTCTATGCGGCCATCAAATCGGCTGCTGAAGTCCAGCAAGGTGTTGTTCAAGACGCTGCGAATCCTGGTGGGCCGAACATGCAAGAATTCGATCCGACTTGCCCTGACGGCAATTGCCCGCCTGGCCGCGTGCCTCTGCTAAATCCTGACCGCGATAAGCTGTTTCCGAATCTGCGTCCAAGGAATCCGGATCCCGTCCAATCGCTCCTGTATTGGATCTGGAATCCTGGCGAAGCAATTTTGGCGGTGCTCTGCGGAATCGCTTTCATCACGCTACTTTTCCTGATCGTCGTTAAGGTGCTCCGCAATTGACCCTACTTTTTTTCCTCGCTGTCGTCGTGTTCCTCTGTGCTGTCTGTTCGCAAATGGGATGAGCTGTTATGAGCCTCTTTTTACTCCTGATGTTTCTTGCAATCGCAATCCTCGTCGTCCTCTGGTGGAAACCATCCAAACCTCGAGGCAGTCAATCAGCCTCGATCCTTTCGGCGATCGCATCACCTGGCGACATCGCTAGCGATCGCGATGCCGTGCTCGAATCGGAGATCGCCGAGATCGTCTCAGTGATCCGCCAAGACGAAGCAGATCGTCGCCGAACTGCTGCTCTTGAACGCCTGGCCGCAATCCAAGCCTCCACCAAGAAAACCAAATGAGCAACAATCCAACCATCACAGATCAGCAGCTAGCTGACGCAGCTGCTGCTCCCCAGTCTGTGTCCGCCGATGGCGTGACAGTGACCAACCGATCGGTTGAGGATCTGCGTAGAGCTCGGGAAGAATTGGCGAACACCAATGCCTCCAAGCCTCGACGCGGTGTCCTGTTTTCGAAAATGATCCCTGGATCCGCACGAGGTCAATGATGCCTGCCTGGGTAACCGCTTTGATCACGTCGATCCTACGCATCCTGACTACGGCCTCGGCCCGCCATTTCGGATTTGCTGCCGGTTGGTTCCTCCTGCTAGCCGGATTGCTTTTCAATTCGATGGCCACTCTCATCCTGGGTGGGGCCGTAGTCTTCTTTTTGTACGTGTCTCCAGCCAACAAGGCCTGATCATGCTGCTGCTTGACCAATACGGCAAACCGATCGACACCAAGGCCCTCGCTGCTGCGCGTCGCATTGCGGATCGCCAACGCAAAAACGAGTCGCTGTCTGCTTCGTACGATGCTGCCGCCAACACGGTCGAGACGCAAAAACATTGGCGATACGCGGACAACCTTTCCGCAGCTGCGGCCAATTCGGTTTCTGTCCGCAAGACACTGCGCGAGCGATCTCGCTATGAGTGCCTGGAAAATAACTCGTTCGCCAAGGGTATCGTTTTGACCCTGGCAAACGACACGATTTCCACTGGGCCTAGCCTCCAAGTGATGCTCCCCGATTCGTCCGCCTCACGAGCGATCGAGCAGAAGTGGCGAAAGTGGTGCAAGGACGTAAAGCTCGCGAGCAAGCTGCGTACTGCACGGATTGCCAAAGTGATCGACGGGGAAACAGTGATCCTCAAGGGAACCAACCGAAAATCTAAGAATCCGGTCAAGCTCGACTTTCGCGTCATCGAGTGCGATCAACTTGCCACGCCATTCTATGCAGATGGACTGCCAAACAAGGTTGACGGCATTGAATTCGATGACTTCGGGAACCCGACGCTCTACCACGTCTTGAAGGGGCACCCGGGCGACCGCTGGCCAATGCAAGCTTTCGCAAAAACGGACGTTGACCCCGATGACATCATTCACCTGTACCGAGCCGAGCGACCTGGCCAGATGCGAGGGATTCCCGAGCTGACGCCAGCTTTGCCGCTCTTTGCGATGCTCCGTCGCTATACGCTCGCAGTGATCACCGCTGCCGAGAATGCTGCGGACTTCTCGGCAATTCTCAAGACCCAATCGAACGCTTTCGACTCTGCGTCCGATGGCATCGACGACATTGACCCGTTTGATTTCGTTCAGATCGATCGTGGATTGATGACCAGCCTGCCCAAGGGCTGGGAAATGGTGCAGTTTGATCCGAAGCAACCGACGACGACCTACAAGGAATTCCGCGACGCGATCCTCAACGAGATCGCTCGATCGGTACACATGCCGAGCAACAAAGCCCTCGCAGACTCATCGAAGTACAACTACAGCTCTGGCCGTCTGGATCACCAGACTTACTATGAGTCGATCGCCATCGAGCGATCCCAGTGGGAGGTTGAATGCCTCGACCGAATCTTCGAATGGTGGTTGGACGAAGCTCTCATGCTCGATGGGTTCCTGCCTGGCTTCGATGCAGTTGACGAGATGCCCAAAGTTTGGCGATGGCCACCGCAGAGAGACGTAAATCCAGCAGAAATCGCCGATGTGAACATCGCGCTGATCGATGCCGGTTTGAAAACTCGGCAGCAGTTCCTGATCGAACAGAACATTGATCCCGAGGCCCACCAACAGCAGCTCGAAGAGGAAGGCTGGGTTGATCCCAAGAAAATCGAAGCTTCCAAGCTCGCTCAGTCTGCTCCCGCAGTTCCGACGGATCCAACGGCTCAAGCCTCTGATACTCCAAATCCGTCCGAGCCAGCACCCACCGGCGAATTTGCAAACATGTCTCGCCTTCAATTGACTCGCAACATGCGAGCGATTGACGACACGCTGACCAAGCTGGACGAGGGGGTCTGGACTCCTAAACGAGCTCGGGTTGTGCTGGAATCCCTCGGGCTCAAAGAACGCACGATCGCCAATCTTCTTGAAGAATACGAGCAGGCAGCGTGAGCTCCCTGACGTACGAGGAAAAGACTCGGATCGGTTATCGCCTCCGAGTCTATACCGCTGCTGGCCGTCGCTCGATTTGGCTTGGGAAGATCACACAGCCAGAAGCCGTGGCCGTCCAGCGTCACGTTGATGAAATCATCGCAGCCCAAACTGCTGATCTCCCAATCCCACGCCAAACCGCGATCTGGCTCGATCGACTTTCGCTGGATCTGAAATCCAAGCTGGTTTGCATCACCGGGTCGATTCGCACGGTACGCTCGGCGATCGACGAGTATCTACACTCCAAACGTGACAAGCTGGCCGCCTCGACGGTGGAGTCTGTGACCAGGTCTTTGGAGATCCTTGGGGATGCAATCGGTGCTAGGCGAATTGACGGAGTGTCAGCCGAGGAAATCGCCTCGATCTATGATGCGCTAGAGGTTGGAGAGTCCACCAAGGGCAAGATCGCCAAAGACTGGAAAGCGCTGTTCCGCTGGTGCGAGGACAACCGCTGGATCCTGAGCAATCCAGCCAAGCGGCTAAGTACGGCCGTACGTGTTCGCGAAAAGCATTTCGTGACGATCGAGACTGCCGAAAAGATCCTTGCCGCCTGCGACGATCCCGAGCTGCAGTTGGTCGTCGCTCTGTCTCGGTTTGGTGGTTTGCGGATCTCCAGCGAGATTCGCGACTTCACTTCGGACTCGATCGACCACACGGCCAAGCGGATCAAGATCAATGATACCAAACGG